GCCCCGCGAAACCGCCGCGGCCCTCGCGCCTCCTGAAGGGATGACCGACGATGCCGCGGCGCGCGAGGCGCTCGCCGTGGCCGTCGCCCTGATGCGGGCACCGGCCGAGGATCGCGTCCGGCTGGCGGCCGCCCGTACCGTGATGGAGTACACCCGCACCAGGCCGACGCAGAAGACGGCGATCGCGCTGACCGCAGCCGAGGCCCTGCTCGATGCCGTACTGGCCGGTGATGAAGCCTGAGCATGTCCGCGCCCGGCGCCTGCTGTTCGACGACTTCGAGGTCTATGCCCGTCACGCCCTGAAGGTCCGGACCAAGGACGGGCACATCGCGCCGTTGCGCCTCAACGCCGCGCAGCGGCTGCTGCACGAGGCGGCCGAGGCGCAGCGGCGGCGTACCGGCCGGGTTCGCGCGATCGTTCTGAAGGCACGCCAGCAGGGATTGTCGACCTATATCGGCGCCCGTCTCTACTGGCTGACCAGCCAGCGCCGCGCCCGCAAGACGATGGTGATCGCCCATCTGGCGGATTCGACCAAGGCGCTGTTCGACCTGACGCGGCGCTATCATGCCAACGTGCCGGCGCCGCTGCGGCCGGAGACCCGGCATTCCTCGCGGCGCGAACTGTCGTTTTCCGCCCTCGATTCCGCCTACATGGTGGCAACCGCCGGGTCTGATGGTGCCGGCCGCGGCGAGACGCTGAACTACGTCCATGCCTCCGAGCTGGCGTTCTGGCCGCCGCACCGGGCCCGCGACACGTTCAACGGACTGATGCAGGCAGTGCCGGATGCCGGCGATACCGAAGTCTACGTCGAGAGCACCGCCAACGGCGTCACCGGCCTGTTCCACCAGCTGTGGCAGGACGCGGTCGAGGGCCGGTCGGGCTTCGTCCCGGTCTTCATCCCGTGGTTCGTCAGTGCCGACTACCGCGAGGAGCCGGCCGCCGATTTCCGCACGACCGACGAAGAGGCCGCCCTCGCCGACCGTCACGGCCTCGACCTGGGCCAACTGGCGTGGCGCCGGCGCAAGGTGGCCCAGAACGGCCTCGACCTGTTCCGCCAGGAATATCCGGCCGAGCCGGATGAAGCCTTCCTGACCACCGGCCGCCCGGTCTTCAACCCCGAAGGCCTGCAACTGCGGCTGCGAGGCGTACCCGACCTGCTGCATCGCCTGGCGCTGGAAGGCAGCGTCTGGCAGCCGCATCGCCGCGGCGAGCTTGCCGTCTATCGCCTGCACGATCCGGGCGAGCGCTACTACATCGGTGCGGATGTCGGCATGGGCCTGCGCAACGGCGACTGGTCGGTGGCCCAGGTCCTCGACAGCCGCAAGCGCCAGGTCGCCGTCTGGCGCGAGCGGGTGCACCCCGACCACTTCGCCGAGGTGCTCTACCATCTCGGGCTCCACTACAACACCGCCCGCATCATCGTCGAGCGCAACAACCACGGCATCCTGACCTGCACCCGGCTGGCCAAGGACCTCGCCTATCCGGATTTCTATACCGAACAGGCCCTGGACACCCTGGCAGAGAGGGTTTCGCCCCATCTCGGCTTCCTGACGACCACGCGCAGCAAGCCGCTGATCATCGACCAGTTGCGCGCCGCCCTGCGCGACGGCGCCATCGAGCTGAACGACAAGACGACGATCCGCGAACTGATGACCTACGTGGTCAATCGTGCCGGGGCGATGACGGCGGAAGCCGGCTGCCACGACGACGCGGTGATGGCACTGGCGCTGGCCAACCACATCCACGAGGCCGCCTTCGACCCCATTCCCCCCATCGAGGACTTCTATACCGAGGCGATATGACAAAGAAGCGCGACGACGAGATCATCGCCTTGCTGGACGCCCATATCCGCGACAGCGTCGGCCATCTCGACCGCACGCTCGCCACCGAGCGCGAGAAGGTGCAGGCCTATTACGACGGCGAAAAGCCGCTGCCGCAGCATCGCGGCGACGCCAGCTATGTCTCGCAGGACGTCTACAACGCGGTGGAGGGCGTCAAGGCCAATCTGCTCGAAACCTTCGGCGGCAGCCATGACCTGATCGAGTTCGAGCCGCAGGGGCCGGAGGATGTGGCAATGGCCCGCCAGGCGACCGAATTCACCGACTCCGTCGTCTTCCGGCAGAACCCGGGCTATCGCATCTTTCACGACGTCATCCACGACAGCCTCACCGCCCGGCTCGGCGTCGTCCAGATCTATTGGGACGCCGCCACCGAGGAGCGGACCGAGACCTTCGAGCAGGCCAGCGCCGACCAGTTGGCCGCCGCGCTGAGCGATGCGGACGACATCGTCGATTTCACCATCGACCGCGACGAGGGCGGCATGCTCGCCGGCACGCTGACACGGCGCATTTCCCGCGCGCAATGCCGGATCGAGAACGTGCCGCCCGAGGAATTCCTGCTGCGCGCCGGCGAACGCGACGCCAACGAACGCGGCGTCTTCAAGGGCCGCCGCACGCGCAAGACCCGTGCCCAGCTGAAGGCGGAAGGATTTCCCGCCCGGCTGATCGACGATCTTCCGGCGGAAGGCGGCGACTGGGACGTCGCCGCCGAAACCATGGAGCGGCACAGGGTCACCGGTGCCTGGCCGTTCGGCGACGACATGCCGGGCGACGCCGACACGGCCAGGCTATGGGTCTACGATTGCTATCTGACGGCCAATCTCGACGCGACGCGGCCCAAGCTCTGGAACATCGTGGTGTCGGGACGAAGCGTCCTGCGCTGCGAACAGGTCGCCGACGATCCGTTCGTCGCCTGCAACCTGCTGCGCCGTCCCCATGCCGCCTTCGGATCGAACTATGCCGACAAGGTGGTGGCGGTGCAGAACGCCAAGACCGTCCTGACCCGATCGATCCTCAATCACGCGGCGGTGACCAACAACCCGCGCTTTGTCGTGGTCAAGGGCGGCCTGGTCAACCCGCGCGAGCTGATCGACAACCGCTTCGGCGGCATCGTCAACGTCACCCGGCCGGACGCGATCACGCCGATGGTCCAGGCGCCGCTCAATCCCTACGGGTTCGAGACGGTCCAGTTGATGGATGCCGACAAGGAGGACGTGACCGGCGTCTCGCGGCTTGCCCAGGGCCTGAACAAGGATGCGATCTCCAGGCAGAATTCGGCGGCCCTGGTCGGCCAGCTGACCACGTTGTCGATGCAGCGGGCGAAAGTCATGGCCCGCAACTTCATCGAGGAGTTCCTCAAGGGCCTGTACCTCAAGGTCTATGCCGTGGTCATCGCCAACGAGGATCGCGGCCGCCTGTTCGACGTCGCCGGCGGCTGGAATGCGGTCTCGCCGGCAGAGTGGGGCGGCCGCACCAAGGTACGGGCCAGCGCCCGCATCGGCTATGGCGAGCAGGAGAAGGAAGCGCAACTGTTCCTGGCGCTGCACGGCCTGCTGGCCGGCGATCCGGTGCTGTCGCCGCTCTACGGGCCGGGCCAGCGACAGGCCCTCGTCGCCGAGTATCTGAAGCGGTTCGGGATCAAGGATCCATCCCCCTATCTCGCGGCCGATCCGCCACCCCCACCCCCGGCGCCGCCGCCGGATCCGGCCCAGGCCATCCAGCTCGAAACCATGCGGGCGGCCCTCAGCCAGATGCAGATCCAGAATCAGGTGATGCTGCGCCAGCAGGACCAGGTCGAGAAGATGGCCGCGCTGAACCATGAGCTGAGCCTGATGCGGGCGGCTCTCGATGCCCGCAAGCAGGACCACAAGGAGCGCATCGACGAGGCCGAGATCGGGCTGGAGCTGGCCGAAGCCATACAGGGGGACGGCCGATGACGGTGCATCAGGCGGACGATGCCTATATCGCGGTCGTCGAGCGCGCCTTGCGCGCCCGCATCCTGCTGGCCCAGCCGGCGGTGATCGAGGCCTTCGAGGCGGTGATGACCGATCTGCGCGACCAGATCGTGGCCCAGGCACCCGAGGCGCAGGCCACGCGCGAGAGCCTATTCCACCAGCATCTCGGTCTTCAACTAATCCTGGGCCAGCTCAAGGCCTGGGACGCCGAAGGCCACCCCGAAGAACAAGGCGCCACGGCGCAGGAGTGATACCCACCATGACCACCAATCCCACCGACGGGACCGTGGAGACCAGCGACGGCCTGACGCAGGATCAGGCTGCCGATGCCATCTTCGCCCGGATGACGGCCGAGCCCGACGCTCCAGCCGATGACGCCGGCGACGGTGCCGAGATCGGCAATGTCGATGACGAGACCTTTGCCGAGACCGAAGACGGCCCGGATGCGCCGGCGGAAGATGCCGGTCCCGAGCGCACCACGCCGGCCGACGATGCCGAGGTCGAGGTCGTGGTCGACGGCGAGGTGCGCCGCGTCACCGTCCGCGACCTGAAGCGGCTGGCGGGCCAGGAAGCGGCGCTGACCCGCAAATCGCAGGAAGTCGCAGCCCGCCGCAAGGCGGCCGACGAGCGCGAGGAGGCCAGCGCCTACACCCTCGACGCGCTGATCCGCCGCGCCCAGGAACGTATCGAACCCTATGCCCAGATCGACTGGCTGGTCGCGGCGCAGAAGCTGTCGGCCGACGAGTTGCAGGCCCTGCGGGCCGAAGCCCGCCGACACTACGAGGACTACAACTTCCTGACCGAGGAAGCCGTCCGCCTGCATGACCGGGCCAAGGCCGGCCGTGTCGAGGCGTTGCGCGAGGCGGCCGTGGCGGCCCTGCCCGAGATCCGCGAGCGGATCGCCCAGGCCGGCGGCCGCTGGTCGCCCGAGACCTATGACGGCATCAGGGCCTATGCCGTGGCCCAGGGCTTCCCCCAGGACGAGGTCGACGGCTGGGTCAATCCGGCGATCATCCAGATGGTCTACAAGGCCAGCCGCTACGATGCGATCAAGGCCCAGGGGCCGGTCAAGACCCGGGCCGCGGCGCGCAGCGCCAGTCCGGTCAGGACGACCGGCGCGCCGGCCAAGGCCGGCCCCGGATCGGCCGCGGCCGACAAGGCGATGTCGCGGCTGAAACAAACCGGCAGCGTCGAGGACGCGGCAGCCGCGATCTTCGCCCGGATGACGGCACGGCGCGGCTAGCCCCTCGTCACCCCATCCCATCCATCTTCAAGGAAACCCATGTCACAGATCACCACCTACGACCAGGTCGGCCTTGCCGAGGACGTCGACGACGTCATCTCCAATCTTTCGCCGACCTCGACGCCATTCATCTCCTCGATCGGCGAGGAGACCACCAAGGCGCGCGTCTACGAGTGGCAGGAAGACGCGCTGGCCGACCCGGCCGACAATGCCCGGGTCGAAGGCTTCGATGCCGCCTCGGGCAGCGTGACCCCGACGGTAATGCGGACCAACACCGTCCAGATCTTCGAAAAGACGGTCAAGGTGTCGGAGACGGCCGATGCGGTGCAGACGCATGGCCGGGCCAAGGAAAGCTCCTACCAGGCGGCCAAGAAGGGCAAGGAGATCAAGCGCGATCTCGAACGCGCCTGTGTCGGCGTGTTGCAGGCGGCGGTGACCGGCGATGCCGCCACCCCGCGCCGCTTCGCCTCGGCGCTGTCGCAGATCGCAGCGTCGGTCACGCGCATCGTCGACGGCGATGCCGGCAGCGCCGGCAACCAGCCCCGCGCGCTGCAGGAGGGCGACATCCTGGGCCTGCACCAGACCCTCTACGAAAAGGGGTCGGAGGACGTGACCACCCTGATGATCAAGCCGGCCGACAGCCTGATCGTCTCGGGCTTCGCGGCGGCCTCGGGCCGCACCCGCGACATTGCCGCCCAGCGCAAGGTGGTCAACGCGGTCGATCTCTACATTTCGCCGTTCGGCGAGCTGAAGGTCGTGATCAACCGCCAGCTCAAGTCGACCGAGGCCCTGATCCTCGATCCCTCGATGTGGAAGCTGATGAAGCTGCGCGGCTGGAAGATGACGCCGCTGGCCAAGACCGGCGACAACAACCAGTGGATGCTGGTCGGCGAATACGGCCTGAAGCATCGCAACCAGGAAGCCACCGGTCGGATCAGCAACCTCGCCTGATCCCGTGGCCACCCGCCGGGAGAGCAGCCAGGCGCTCTCCCGGCCTCTCTTCCGCCGGAGGCCACGATGCAGTTTCTGGACGTCACCACCAGCCTCGACCTCGTCGACGGCAAGCTTCTGGTCGGCCATCACCAAAGCATAGATTCCCATTACCTCGACGATCTCGCCGAGACGCGGCTGGCCTCGACCGTCACCCGCGAAGGCATGTTCATGAA